TCCATTTTATAAAAAATCATGTGCGACCATTGAACAGTCTTTTTAAGTTTGAACCATGATTGAGGTTTTGAAATTGAAGTGTCGTGGAAATTAGTTGCGCCTTTAGAATAGTCAGGCTCTAACTTGTGCATGATGCGATATGCAAGATCAAGAAAGTAAGGTTTAATTTCTTTGTGTTCAGGTGGTTTAACTTTTCCATACCAAGTAAACTGATAAGGTTTTTTCATTTCATTACACACCTGTTGCGGATCAAAGTCAGCTCTACGCATTAAAACATAGCCAACTCCAATTTGTGCTTCTTTGCGTTCTAGGCTGCTTTCCATGTAAATGGTTTGCGCTAGACATAGCAAGGCTTGGTCGATCATAAATGATCCCCTTGTGTTGTTGCCAATAGGTATTATACCATCTTGCAAATTAAACTCGGTTTTCCATGAGTTTTGTTTCATGTGCAACTTCTTCTAAAAATGTTTTAATTTCATTTTCCATCTCATCTATAAAAGAAGCGTCACGTTGTAACCTAGCTATAAAATATTGACTGCCTTCAGGCATACGACTATCAAAAGAAAAGAAATCGCACCATTCAGCACCTGTGCAAGCCATCTGCGCCATCATTTGAATTTTATATTTAGTAGGTGGTTCACCTGCTTTTATATAAGCCCAATGTGTAGCACTATTAGGATTTTTAATTTCTAACAAGTTATATGTGCCATCATTGTTTCTAATAATTCCATCAGGCGAGCAACCAAACCATTCAATTGTTTTGTGCTTTACAAAAGGAAGTTCCTCAACAAAGGTTTTAGTAATTTGCTGGTATTTTTCTCGTGCTTTAGGTTCTTCTTCAGTTCCACGAATCATTGCATCATTTTTAAATGTTTCTTCAATAACACCTGTGACTCGTTGAATAGCCAGCTCAATTAAATAATTCTGCCGACTAGCGCTTGGGCCTGTTTTAGTTTTAGCCATAATATCTGCAACCTTTGAAGCTGTGACATGGCCTTTACGCAGATCTAACCATTCAGGTGTTCCCTGTAAAATAATATCAGTCATTATTAGCCTCCAACTTATATTCAGCCACTACACAAACTTCTTTAAATCTATTTTTAACTTTTTTGTCGCTGGTTGTTATGTCATAACCTTTTTTGCGTAGTTTAAAAATACTATCGGCTAATCGATAAATGCCTAATTGAGTCCATGCTTTTAATGGATCAATCTTGCCATGCTTTTCTAAATACTCTGTTAAGCGTTCTTGCTGATTCATACTATGCCTCCAATTCATTTTTACGATCAGTTAAATAAGTCTTTAATTTTGATAAAGACACCTTGTCAAACTTTGTTGAAGCTTCTTTGTAGATACCCATTAATTCATCAACGGAATCTGCTTTGTTGATCTCTTTGATAACGTTTTCAATGTCATCTTGGCCAATAGGCTCAATTTGAGGTAAATCCTCACCAGCGTATATATAAAGACCTATGCCATGTAAAGCAATTGCTTTTGCTAAACATCGCTGCATAGCTGTATTGACTGCCATAGCGTCAGGATTTAAAACCGCTTTATTTTTGTAATCTAATACAGGAAGTTGAGCTGTCATGGTTTTGCTAAAAGCTGTGACGGAACAAAATACCATTAATGTATCGCCAAACTGTTTAGGTTCTTTATATTCCCAAGTGGCCGCTGGATCGTTGCTTAATAATTGATCTACCGCCCATGCCCAAGAAAGATAAGTTAAGTTGCCTTTCTTTTCAGTATGCTCGTTGACGTTGATCTTTTTTAATTCGTTAAAAGTAATCATTTAATGCCTTTCGCTAGTTGAATTGATTTTCTAAAAGTAAAGCCTTTGCAGTATAAATACACAACATTTCGGATATATTTAATCATTATAGAAAGTCCATGTGCGTGTGACCCATGTCATACATCTCGTCATAAAGGCCTTGATAGACGTTAGCTTCTTGGAACTTTTTTTCTGTAATATCCATCGCCTTCTCAAACAAAGCATTACTTAATGACTTGGCAAATATATTAAGGCTAATCATATCGCCACGTTCGTTGGCCCAATATATAGCTCTAATTGTGTTAGCTATCTGTTCTTGATCCATATTAATAATAACTTCTGATACATCAGTATCTATTAAGTCTTGTGCGTATTCTTCTTGGGTAGTCATATTAAGCTCCAAAGTGTTTAATTAAGATTGGGTAAAGAACGTATAGCCACAGACCCATATAAGCCAAGGTAGCAGTAGCGTAGATGCAAGATTTGATTAAGTCGTGTTTCATAATTCCTCCATAAAATTAAAAACTGTGCTTGCATCATAACAAATTGTTAGGTAGAGTCAACACATATTTAACAAATTGTTAGATTATTTAAGAAAAGGGCAAAATAGATGAAAGATTGCGAAATTATCGAGTTTTACGGAGGTTCAAAGGCTTTATGCAAGCTTTTAGGCCTGGAGGGTCAACATTCTGAAATAAGGGTTCATCAATGGAAAAAACGAGGCATTCCAGCGGCCATTAAGCTGAAATACCCTGAAATCTTCCTAAAACGCAAATTTAAAGAATAGAGGCTATATGCACTATTTTCAGCACAATATAGCCGATTACCGAAAAGACACCGCTCATTTAACTTTACTTGAGCATGGGGTTTATAGGCAACTGCTAGATCAATATTACCTAAACGAGAAACCTTTGCCTTTAGATCAAGATAAATTAATGCGATTGCTTTGTGCTAGGTCAGAAGGCGAAATAAGGGCAGTTTTAAGCGTTTTGGGCGACTTTTTTGAGAAAACGGAGCTAGGGTATATCCATAAACGATGTGACGCTGAAATCGAGGCATTTCAATCTAAACAGATTAAAGCGGTTGCAGCAGCGAATAAAAGGTGGAATAATGCAGACGCAATGCCAACGCATAGCGAACCCAATGCTAACCATAAACCAATAACCATTAACCATAAACCATTAACCAATATAAAACCATTGTCCGATTTTGATACATTTTGGAATGAATATCCTAAAAAAGTAGGCAAAGAAGCGGCCAGGAAAGCTTGGTTTAAAAATAAGCCTGATTTAGAAACAGCCATTAATGCACTTAAATGGCAAAAGGTAAGTTCTCAATGGTTTAAGAACGGTGGTTTATATATACCAAACCCTAGCACTTGGATAAATCAACATCGTTGGGAAGATGAGAAACCGAACGAAGGGAGTCCGTTTTGATAGAAACAATTGAGGAAATGAAAGCATTTAAATCTATGCTTAACAGTTTGACATCTATTTACTCAAGACCTGAACTTGATCGTGAAACTTTAAGAGTTTGGTGGATGAAGCTTGATGATTACGATTTTAATGTGGTAAGTAAAGCTTTTGATAGCTGGGTTGATAAGAATAAATTTATGCCAACAATATTTGACATAGTTTCTTTATGCAAATTATCCAAGCCAAAAGAATATATAAAAATGCTACCTAAAAATCCTACGCCCTACGAAATTTTACACAACAAAGAAAAAGCAAAAGAATTTATATCTAAAGTTGTATTAAAACCAACTGATCCTAAAGCCTGGGCTAAAAGAATATTAGAGCGTCAAGCAAAAGGTGAATATAGATTTGAACTTGGTGTCAAGTTTGCCAAGGAAGCATTAAGAGTTAAATGAGCTGTGAATATTGTAATGAAAATCGTGGTCGTTTTAATTTTAATAACGAGTGTTGTTGGGTGCGCTGGCTACGACGTGCTTTTAAACCACACGCAAAAGCTATGCTTGAACGGTATCAAAAAAAGCATGGAAGATCATCAATGTTAGAACTTATTAGAAAGGTGAAACATGAAACGCTTTAGTGTAATTATTGAAGTTGAGTTAGACGAAAAGAAATATAACGAAGTTGAATCATGGGGTGTTGAGCCTTCTGATTATGTTGGTTCTGTTATTGCAGATCATGCAAAAGACAGAGGATTTATTATGAAAACTTCTGTGACGGAAGTTGAGCGCAGTCTATACAATAGATTAAGAATTGCAGCCGATGATTTTATTGGAAAAGATGCAATTGCAAATATTGAAGAAGCTGCATTAGCAAACGCAAGATGTATTCATGGAAAATGTGAGGACTAATATGGATTTTACTTATGCTGTAATGGATTGTGGCGATATGATTAGAAAATATCGCTGGTCAAGCAAAGAAGCTAAATGGTATCAAGATACGCATAAAGATATTCAAGTAATACGTTTACCTAAAGCACCAAAAGAAAATGTATTTGATTTAATTAAAGCAGAACCATTATTTTAGGAGGTGTTATGGCACATGAGGCAGGGAAAGGCGATATGTATAGATCAGTCGATCAAAAAAAGTTTGATGAAAACTTTGAGCGCATATTTGGAGTTAAAGAAAAAAAAGTTGACTGCGAATATGAATTACATCCATCAACAGGTGAGGTTATAAAAAAATATGTTACTAAATAGCTTTTACGGAACTAATCTTCCTATTACCACAAAAGATATTGAGTTTGTAGAAAAAAGAAATATTAAAGTTCAAGAATTAAAAAGACAAATGGGTGATAAATATATATTATCTAATGTCATATCAATTCACAACAGAGGAGAGCAGCATGGCATCAGTAAATAAAGTAATCGTATTAGGCAATCTTGGTAAAGACCCTGACTTAAGACATTTACCAAACGGTGACGCAGTTTGTAATTTTAGTTTAGCTACAACTGAATCATGGAAAGATAAAGACGGAAACAAACAAGACAAGACCGAATGGCATAATGTAGTTATATTTAGAAAGCTTGCAGAAATAGCAGGCGAGTATTTAAAAAAAGGTCGACCTGTTTATATTGAAGGCAGACTTCAAACTCGTAAATGGCAAGACAAAGAAGGAAAGGATCGTTACACCACAGAAATCGTTGCAGATCAAATGCAAATGTTAGGCAGTCGTGATGAAGCTAAAGAAGTTGCTAAAACATCTACACCAGCTAACTTTGATGACATGGAATCAGACATTCCTTTTTAACTATGCAAGATGATTTTGACAGAGCCAGCGATTTAGAACAACACGATAGAGATGAAGCTATTAAAAATATTAGAGCGCATCAAAAACCTATTGAATCAAACGGCTCTTGTCTAAATTGTCAATCACCTTCTATTAAACGTTTTTGCGATATAGATTGTCGCAATGATTACGAGAAAAGATATGTCAGACCCATTTAAAATTATAGAACCTACAGTTATTAGTTTTAGTGGAGGTCGAACTTCTGCATATATGCTTTGGCGTGTATTGCAATCAAATAATGGTTTGCCTGATGAAGCTATTGTATGTTTTGCTAATACAGGAAAAGAAGAAGAAGCTACATTAAAATTTGTAAATGATTGTTCAGTTAATTGGAATGTTCCTATTCATTGGGTTGAATATTTGCCTGACGATCCTAAATTCAAAAAAGTAACATTTGAAACTGCTAGTAGATTAGGTGAGCCTTTTGAAGCATTAATTAGACATAAAAAATATTTACCAAATGCTGTCACTAGATATTGTTCTATTGAGCTTAAAATTAGAACTATAAGTAAGTATTGCAAATCAATAGGATTAGATTGTGGTGAAAATGATGCTTGGGTAGGTATTAGAGCAGATGAACCAAGACGTGCAGCTAAAATACAAAGGGATAGAATACCATTAGTATCTGCTCAAGTTACTAAAGAAATAGTAGGTAAATTTTGGGCTAATAACAGTTTTGATTTGGGATTGTCAAATAACAATGGTGTAACGCCTAATGGTAATTGTGACTTATGTTTCTTAAAATCTAAAATACCTAGTTTAATTCAAGAAAAACCAGAAAGAGCTATTTGGTGGGCTAATATGGAATTATTAGCAGAAGAAATTGGTAATAACCCTACTGGCATGAAATTTAGACTTGATAAACCATCTTATGCACAAATGCTTAAATTTACTAAAGATCAAGTGCAAATGTTTGATGATGAAGCAATCCCTTGCTTTTGTGGAGATTAAAATGAGAACAGATTACTTACCTAAAGTTATTAGACTTGTAGGAAAGCTTCAAGCCGACACAGCCATAAACGCAATACAAAATGCACCAATAGACATTGAACGGCCACTTGAAGTTATTATTCGTGAAGAACAAAAGGGTAGATCATTAAGCGCTAATGCTTTAATGTGGGCTGGGCCATTAAACGATATAGCTACACAAGCATGGGTTCATGGCAGACAATATTCAGCTTTAATATGGCACGAATACTTCAAAGAAAAATTCTTACCTGACTTTCCTGATTCTAAACAAGTTAAAGACGGATATAAGAAATACGAAGAAACTCCTGACGGCAGACGAGTGTTAGTTGGATCAACTCAAAAGCTAACCAAGCATGGATTTAGTTTATACATGGAACAAATATACGCCTACGGTTCAGAATTAGGAGTAAGATTTAGTGAAACCGAAGAAGTGTAAGGTTTGCAAAGTAGAATTCACACAAACTAAACCATTGCAACAAGTTTGTGGTTGGGAATGTGCAATAGAGCTGTCAAAGAACAAAAGAATTAAAACTGTTAAAAAAGAAATCAAAGAAGCAAAGTTAAAACTAAAAAGCCGATCCGATTGGTTAAAAGACACACAAGTAGTATTCAATAAATATATTAGGTTAAGGGATCAAGATGACGGTTGTATTAGTTGTGGGTCAAAGAGTGCCTACGCATATCATGCAGGCCATTACAGAAGCATTGGAAGTGCAGGACACCTTCGATTTAACGAGCTTAACTGTCACCGACAATGCTCGGCCTGTAACACCCATTTATCTGGTAATCTCATCCGATACAGACACGGACTTATTAGAAAAATTGGAATACACGCTGTTGAAACACTCGAATCTGATAACGACACAATAAAATTGACAATTGATGAAATAAAAGCTATAAAAGGGTTGTTTTCTGATAAAATAAAGGCTTATAATTCTAATACCAACTAGGAATCGTGTTATGAAAAAATCAACTTTAAGTTCTTACGCTCAAAAAGCATTTCAAGCTGGAATGGATGCGGAAATGGATGCATCACATGAAAAATATCATAAAGAGCGCAAAGAATTAGAGTCTTTAGCTTCTAAAAGATATGCTGGAGCAGAAAAAGCGTCAGAAAGAATTAACAAAAGCAATTTGGTATCAAGAGAAAATCATCATGGGCTTCACGATGGCCGCTTGGGTGAACACAAAGGCGGAGCTTCTGAATCAAATGTATATGAACATCACAGAGTTACTTATCATGACAATTCAGGCAAAGCTCATGATTCATCAAAAGCATTTACTGATAGAAGCAAAGCAGAAGAATACGCAAATAAAGGTAATGCAATAGATAAGGTAGGCGGTAATTACAAAGTAACAAAAGTTGGCGAAAAATTAGATTAATTAAAAAGGAAATAAACATGGGCTATTACAATAAAGAAAAACTACCAGCAGGTGCTAAAGCTTCTGACGCTTCAGGCGAACAAAAACTTGGCCTTAAAGGTGGTGTGGCAATGGGTAAAAAAGATGCAGTTGGAGCTGATAAGCTTTTTAAAGGCGGAAGTTCTGAAAAAGTTTGTTACGATCACAAGAAGTATAGTTAATTAAACGAAAACCCAATCAGCCCTAGACTGATTGGGAGTTCTAACCAAGTAATAATGGAGGTTTATTAAATGGCTACATCAAATTCTACAGATAGTTGCATAGCTTGTAAATTCTTTATTACAGGCGGTCAATTAGGTTCTTGTCATAGATACCCACAATCCCTTACTAAAGCGCCTAGCGAATGGTGCGGTGAATTTATTGAGCATATAAAAGCTCTTGAGTTTATTCCACATAAAATCAAACTTGACATTAAATCAAATCAAGACGCTAAAATTAAAGGAAAAAAGAAATGATTAGACCTTTTGCAGACAAGATATTAGTAAAACCTATTGAGCGTGAAGCCAAGTCAACTATTCCTGGCTTTATATACAATGAAGAATACAATACAGGCGTAGTCGTAGCAGTTGGCCCTGGCAAAAAGATCAAAGAAGGAAAGTATGAGCCTGTTCATGTTAAAATAGGAGATCGAATCAGATTTGGCGTTATGGGCAAAGACGAATATCTTAAATTTCAACCTGTCATGGATAACGGTGAGAAGTTTTTACTAATGTCATGGCAAGACGTAGCGTTTATAGAAGAAAATGATAGATAATCATAAAACTAGAATATTAAAAGCAAAAATAAAAGAATTTCTTGATTCTAAATTAGTTTTAGATATTGGAATAGTTATTGCACAAGGTTTATTTTTCTTGTTTTGTCTATTTTCCATTGGATTTTCATTAGCTGTAATCTATAAAGTTTTTAATTATTTTAAATAAGGAGCATATCATGGCCATTAAGTTGGAACTTGAAATCAAAGAAGCAGAATTAGTAGTAGCAGGTCTATATAAACTTCCAATGGAAGTAGCAGAGCAAATCGTAGTAAAGATTAAAACTCAAGCTATTCCACAAATAGCAGAGCAACAAGAGGCTGAAAAGGCTAAAGTTGAAACTGCACCTGAAGAACCACAAGTCTAATGCAAATAGAACAGAGGTTGCTATCGGAGCTAATTCCGTATATCAACAACTCTAGGAAGCATTCAGACGATCAAGTTACGCAAATAGCGGCTTCAATCAAAGAGTTTGGATGGACTAATCCTATATTAGTTGATGGTGATAATGGAATTATTGCAGGCCATGGTCGTATTATGGCGGCTAAAAAGCTAGGCATGACTGAAGTTCCTGTCATTGAATTAGCACATCTATCTAAAGAACAACGCAAAGCATTAATCATTGCGGACAATAAACTAGCACTAAACTCCGATTGGGATTCAAACTTACTAGCTATTGAGCTAAAAGACTTACAAGACTTGGGCTTTGACTTAAACCTTACAGGGTTTGCCGATAAAGAATTAGCGGATATATTAAAACCTGATCAAGTTGAAGGTTTAACCGATGAGGATGACGTTCCTGAACCTCCTAAAGAACCTATTACTAAACTTGGGGATATATACCAATTAGGTAACCATAAGCTAATGTGTGGCGATTCTACGTCTATTGACGATGTAGATAAGCTTATGCCTGATAATCTAATAGCTAATATGTGCTTCACAGACCCACCTTACTTAATGGACTTTACAGGCGGAATACACGCTGACGGCTCTAAAAGCTTTAACGCTAGTCATGGTGCTATTAAAAACGATAAGATGTCTAAAGAGGAAGGCAATAACTTTCTTGACAGTATTAACTCTATGATACAAATTAAGGTAGACGGTGCTTTTTATATAAGCTTTTACCGATTAGGCATAGACAACTATTACTCTAGCTTAAACAGAACAGGTTTAAAGCCTAGATCATTAATTATATGGGATAAGGGTAACCATACCTTGTCTAACTCCGATTACATGAGTATGTATGAGCCTATATTCTATGGCTGGGTAAATAACCATAAGTTTTATGGCGGCAACAACGGCATGGATATATGGAAAGTTAAAAGAACCGCTAAAAATGAATTACATCCAACTATGAAACCTGTTGAATTAGTAGAAAAAGCCGTATTAGACGGAAGCGCTGTAAACGGAGTAGTATTAGATTTATTTGGCGGATCAGGCACTACCTTAATAGCTTGCGAAAAACATAATAGGCACGCTTATTTAATGGAACTAGACCCTAAATATTGTGACGTAATAGTTAAACGCTGGGAAGATTTCACAGGAAAGAAAGCCGAGTTAATACAAAATGACCTATAAAAGATGGTTTATTGTATTTAGCCACGATCAATCACCATTAGATGAGTGTATATTTACACATAAGGCTAAAGCACAGGATAAATTGGATACTTTAAGCAATAAGAATAAGCTAAATGTGGTGCAATTAGAGTTTACTTTAACTAAACTTGTAAGCGCTTGATTACATACACATTATCTAAAACACTTTGGGTCAATAAAAAAGATGCTAGAACACACACCAACAGAGAAGACTAAAGAGCAAGTATTAAGTGCTTCAGGGTTAGGATTGCCTCAACTGCAAATAGCTGCATTACTTGGCATATCTGATGTGACGCTACGCAAACATTATGAGAAAGAGCTAGCGGTGGGTAAAGCAACTGCATCGGCTCAAGTGGCTAAATCTTTATACAATAAAGCTGTATCAGGTGACACAACTGCTGCAATATGGTGGACAAAAGCTCAAATGGGCTGGGGTGAAACCAATACCACTAAATTTGGTAATATTGACGGCACGCCACTTGAAGGCATACAAGTCACCTTTGTAAAGTCAGATGGATCAACAACAACTTAAAGATGCAATAGCCAGGGTTCAGTTTCCACAAAAACTAGAATGCTTATTTGAACCTAAAGAATCACGCTATCGAATATTATTTGGTGGCCGAGGCGGTGCAAAATCATGGGGAGTTGCAAGAGCGTTATTAATTAAAGGCGCTAGAGTGCCAACTCGTGTATTGTGCGCTAGAGAGTTTATGACCTCTATTAAAGATTCGGTGCATAAATTACTATCCGATCAAATAGACGATATGGGTTTAAATGGGTTCTATGAGATAACTCAAAACTCAATTAGAGGATTAAACGGCACAGAATTTGCTTTTGTAGGATTAAAAAACAATATTGCCAATGTTAAGTCGTTTGAAGGTATAGATATTGCATGGGTAGAAGAAGCCCAAACCGTATCCAAGACTAGCTGGAATGTATTGATACCGACTATCCGTAAAGAAAAGTCTGAAATATGGATAACATTTAACCCTGAATTAGAAACAGACGAAACCTATCAGCGCTTTGTAGTTAATCCGCCTGACCAATCCGTTGTTCAGCGTATTAATTGGAACGATAACCCTTGGTTTCCTGAAACGCTACGATTAGAAAAAGATGCCCTAAAGAATAGGGACTTGCAGGCTTACAATAATGTATGGGAAGGCTTATGCCGACTCACCGTTGATGGCGCTATATTCGCTAATGAGATGAATATGGCGGAGCTATCAGGTAGAATAACAAGAGTGCCTTACGATGCCACAAAACCTGTCCATGCGGTCTTTGATTTAGGTTGGGCAGATCACACAGCTATATGGTTTGTGCAATTTATAGGTATGGAAACAAGACTTATTAGATATATGCAAGATACGCAAAAGACTATCACTCATTATTTAGCAGAAATGCAGAAGTTTGGGTATATATACGACATCTTACATTTACCACACGATGCCGAGAGTAAAAACATTGCGTCTAATGGTCGCTCTATTAATGACATAGTAAGAGCAGCAGGGTTTAAAACAAACATTTTACCTAGAGTTCCTGTTGTGGATTCTATAAACGCAGCACGAACCATATTCAATAGTTGCTATTTTGATAGAGAAAATTGCGAGGATGGGTTACAATGCTTGCGTCACTACCGATATGAAGTTGATTCTGATACAGGTCAATTTAGTCGAAATCCACTCCATGATGTATATTCTCATGGCGCTGACGCATTTCGCTATATAGGTTTAATGATCCAAGATAAAAAAGAACGTAAAGCTCAAAAATTAACTTATAGTCCTGGCGCAAGCTGGATGGGATAAAACATGGCAGAAGATAGCATACAAGCAATTGATAATGACCCACGCATAGCAGATGCGATTAAATTCCTACAGTTTGCTAACGAAGCAGACCAAAACAATAGATCAGAAGCTTTAGAAGATTTAAAGTTTGCAGCAGGTGACCAATGGCCTGTTGAAATTCAAAACAGTCGAGTATTAGAAGCTCGCCCATGTCTAACAGTAAACAAAGTTGACGCTTATTGCCGTCAAATTACCAATCAAATGCGCCAACAAAGACCACGCATCAAAGTGCATGGCATGAATAACGAATCAGACGCAAGAATGGCAGAAATCCTACAAGGTATATGCCGACATATTGAGAATCATTCCGATGCAGACCAAGCTTATGACAAAGCTGGTGACTTTGCTGTAAGAATGGGTTGGGGTTATTGGCGTGTCACTACAGATTATGTTCGTGACGATTCATTCGATCAAGAAATCTACATTAAAGCTATTGACAATCCTTTCACAGTTTATTTTGACCCTAATTCTGTTATGCCTGATGGATCAGACGCAGAAACAGTTTTAATTACTACAGTTGTATCTAAAGATAACTTCCGTAAAATGTATCCTGACGCTGAAACTGAACAAGGTTTCACAATGCGTGGCACAGGTGACACCAATCCTGAATGGGTTATGAAGGAAGATATTAGAATAGCTGAATACTTCTATACAGAACGCAAGGCTACTAAAGTTCATTTACTATCCGATGGTTCAAGCGTTAAGTCAGATGACTTACCACCTCAAGATGTATTAGACGCAGCAGGCATTACTATTGTTGAAACTCGTAATTCATTCGAGAAAAAGATTAAATGGTGCAAACTAACTTCTATGGAAGTATTAGAAGAAGGTGAATGGGCAGGTAAATATATTCCTATCGTTCCTGTGTTTGGTCAAGAAACTGTGGTAGAGAACAAAAAGAAGAAGTTTGGTATTGTTCGCATGGCTAAAGACCCACAAAGAATGTATAACTTTTGGCAAACTTCACTTACCGAGTCAGTTGCATTAGCTCCTAAAGCTAAATGGTTACTAGCTGAAGGTCAAGATGAAGGCCACGAAAATGAATGGGCTATGGCTAATATTAAATCTATGCCTGTTTTGCGTTATAAGCAAAAAGACATTGATGGTCAACCAGCACCTCCTCCACAAAGATTACAACCTGAACCACCTCCAGTTGGCATTATGGCTGCGGCTCAAGCTATGACTACTGACTTAATGCAAGTTGTAGGTATATTTGATCCAAGCCAACTACCACAAGGCAATATTTCAGGTAAAGCATTACAAGGTCAGCAACAACAAGTTGACATGACTAACTTCCATTACTATGACAACTTAACTCGTTCTATCCGTCAAACAGGTCGTATTATTCTTGACCTAGTTCCGCATATATACGATAGAGAAAGAGTATTAAGAATTATTGGTGACGATGGCAAACCTGAAATTTTAACTATTAACCAATACGGCCAAGATGAAGAAGGTATTACAAAGATTCTTAATGATGTAACCGTAGGTGAGTATGATGTTGTTATGGATACAGGCCCAGGCTACAACTCTAAACGTCAAGAAGCAGTTGAGTCTATGATGGCACTATTTGCAGCTGATCCTAGCTTAATCCAACAAGCAGGTGATCTATTGGTAAGAAACATGGACTTCCCAGGCGCAGAAACAATTGCTGATAGGTTAGCAGTTAATAACCCATTAGCTAAAGTTGACGATAAGTCTAAAGTTCCACCAAGAGTTCAAATGCAACTTCAACAACTTCAAGCACAAAACCAACAATCACAACAAGCTATTCAACAGCTTCAAATGGTTATCCAACAACGTCAAGACATCGAAGGAGTCAAACAAGATGCAGAAACTAAACGTAAACTTATGGATGTCACAGCTAAAGCTCACGATAGTGAAATGCGTGAACAAAATAAAGCTCGTGATACAGACATTGATAACGACACTAAAATCCAAATTGAAGAACTTAAAGCGCAAGTAGCGATCCTTTTAGCAAATATGGATCACCGACAAGCACATCTCGCAAGCCAAGAAACCACTGAAAGGGCAATATAATGGCACTCGTAACTAGCAAAACCAAAGCAATGCACGATCAAAAACACATGGATAAAATGGCAGGTGATAAGCCTTCTAGACCAGGCGATATTACAG